TAAAATTCTACTATTAAAACTTGCGCTGTCTTGTATGTATGATGCAGTAAATGGATAAAATACTGCATTAGTTACTAGAGGTGATCCGTTTAATGTTGCACTACCTGTTATATCAACTGATCCGGTAAATTGAGCAGGACCTATATTTTTAAACGTGTTGGATCCACTAACGGTGAGTGACCCAGTAACTGTAGCATTTCCTATTACATGTAAATTATTGGTTTGTACACCTGATGCTGTTATTGCGTTTGTGGTGACCGAACCATTATCTGTTATTTCTTGTAAATTTGCAGAAAATGATCCGGAAAATGATCCAGAGAATAATCCAGATCCATTACCCGTAAATGAACCAGTAAATGAACCAGTAGCCGATGTTACATTTAAACTACCGGAAATGCCATATGAACCAGAAAGCGTTTTAGTGTTTTTCCAAACTCTGGATCCACTGTCCCAGGATATAAGATCGCCGTTAGATGCACTAGTAATTAACACATCATGCAGTTCGCCGATTTCATACCCATTCATTATATCAATGTATATGATTCCTTGATTGGCCTGGGTAATGGTTTTGCCTAAGCGTACTTCATGCCGCGGTGAGATCGGAACAGTGGATGTATATTGTCCACTAGCTGATAAATATAACTGCGTTCCCGGGGAGAATGCATTAGTGTTTATACCCCGTATCAAGCCATTAGTAACAGCATATCCGGTTTGATTGCTGATTATGTCTTGCACTATGATCCCAATTGTTGATGCACTCCTAGAATCATCTTCCCATGATGCTGTTGCAAATGTTGGTCTGTTACCAGATTCGCCGTTAATATAAACAACCGTACCTTTTGTTAGTGTGAATGAATTGGTATTTCGTCCACGTATAGTGCTTTGATGTCCGATTTCTAATTCAAATCCATTTACATCAGTATCTAGTTGCAGAGTCTTAGTATCATCCGTCCAATGTAAACGTCCGGTATTAAATCCAGGTGCAGCTACGTTTGGGTTAAAATCTATGTAATCGACGGTTGAAATATGTGATGCTGTTAACAGTAAAGATCCGGTAAATTGATGGGTATCAGCAGCAGAATCACCAAAGACGGTAGACCCAGATGCAATAATATTGTTTGATACATTTAAGTTCCCGTTAATAACTTGAGATCCTGTTATGAAAACAGATCCGGTGATTACTTGTTGCCCTACAAATATGTTGCTTCCGGTATTTGCGTAGGTTGTAGAATCGCGATTATCTAACAAATCGGCATTATGTGCATAACTACTTGTTATTACACCCAAAACTTTGCTACCATCCCCTTGAAATGATCCAGAGAATGATCCACTTATGCTATATGATCCTGATCGTAACTGTTCTGGTTTAAATTGCCGCATTATTGCCATCTCCCATTAATAATTATCACATCGGAGGCATCTATATTGTATCCTAACGCGTTAGTATCGAACACTATAGTTTGTGAAATTGTTGCGGATGGCGTCCACGTATATGCACCTTTATCTATGTATTGACCATTAATGTAAATGTTGAATTCATCTTTTGTTGCAGGCTGTTCCGTGTATGGATTGATAGCAGCAAATTCAAACAATGTTACGCTGGTAGAATTTAAATATGCTGCAGTTTTATCCGAGACATTTAACAGATACTGCATTAATGCATTGTCAATCGTAATGCCTGGTTTACCAACAGTTACGGTACCTCCACTAAATATTTCTTGAGATACATGCAGCAAGGCAACTGGTACTGTAGTAGAACTAAATAGATCCGCATCGATATCCAACACCGTATCAAATCTGACTTTTTTAATAGAAAACATTTTTTTCAGAGTAGATATACGAGATTCATGTTCTGACAACAGAGTGCCTTGCACAGTTAACGGAATTGTTGCCCGTACCAACCGATCTTCTCCTACTGTGTTAACAGTTTCAAATGATATGGTTCCTAATGCAGTCGCAAAACGATTTCCTTCATTGCCCCATAAATATCTACCATATGGCATTATTTGATCAACTAAATCATTCATCTGCGTAGTGTAATCGCACCACAGCATCATGTCATATTCAATGGTAACATACTTAGGAATGTCTATAACATAGATTTTTTCTGAATCCACAGGTTTGTTAATTGGTATCGGAAACAATTCATCTTCATAACGATTTCTGGAATTGTATTTTTGACGATATGCCATGAAGTTGCTGGCTGGTATACGATTAACATCTAATGTGCGTAAGTTGTCTCGTTCTACGGCACTGTTACGCTTTAACATGATTAATGGTGATTGCAGCATGCCCTTTTCATCCCGCAGATATCCTAATCGTCGCACATTGTCCCATTTTTCTCCGTTAGCAAAAATAACCGGCACTGTGACCAATGCATTGTTTTCAGTTATCTGTGGACGGATTTCATTGTCAATGTACCATTTGATTGCAAAGTCAATGTCATACAATGTGCGTTTAGGTGTTCGTATAACATCATCATCCCGGCGTGTTTGATATGCTCGATTCAACAACAGATCATCAGATAATCCTTCGGTGCGATCCGGATTAGGCTTATTGGTTTTTCGATCTATGTCTTTTCGATTATATCTAGGCATTGTTATCCTTTATATGAAAAATTGTTGTTTCCGCCGCGTCTTAAATTTTTGATGCTGGCTGGTGTTTGACGTGTTGCATGAGTATCGCAAATCACAGATACACTGTATCCATGTTCGGTACCATTAGGCCATGTGTCTGGATTTTTTCCTACAAAATACTGATTTGCATCCGTATTATCAACTTCATAGTATTCATTGTCCCAGAAAATGATGTCACCAACCTCCGGATAAAATGCAGCTCGTTCTAACACATCGCGCGATATTGCAAACTGGGCAGTACGTGTATATGTGTGACCATAATCATCCATGTTAGCAGTTTTACCTTCTTTGGTAACAAGACATGGTATTAGTATAGAATCATAGTATGACTTTGCATCAGATTCGCCATACATGTTGGAGTTGCTGGCTTCTACTATGAGTTTAAAAAATTCAATTTCCGTGTCAACTATTGCATTTAGTAATTCTCGATTAATAGAAGCTAAAAATCTAGCATCCCGTTTACTTCCAAAAAGTGCCATATTTTACTCCTATCCCACATAAATTTTCAACGGAACCTTGCCTAGTATTTCACTCATTTGTGTTGCTTCTGCATTCTGACGAGTTAACATGGCTTCTTTTGTTAGTTTATCTAAAAATTCCCTAAGCTGTGTTATCAGGGCTTCTTGTTCAGCTTTTCCTTGTGATACTAATTCTGCACCATTCAGTGTTACTTCGGCATTTGGAATCGGTATAGATGAATATTTGCTACGAACATACCCTAATGTTTCTTTAACAAGTGCCACACCGTATTTAAATATCCAAGTACGCCCCATATCATTAATTGTCCCGTAGTTTTGATACGTGTATGGTATATTGGAGGCGTCACTTACAACTCCCGTTAAAAGTGCGGTATTACCAAATAAAATTGCTTGTTGACTTTTTTCTTCTTCAAACAAATAATCAAACCAAACCTTGTTATAATATATGGATGATGCTGGTACTGATCCGCTTGGATATGTTGGTACTGGCCAGAACGTGATGTCATCACCATGAATTTCAAATGTATAACTTGACTTACGTACCTGATCATTGAATTCAATAGCCTGCAGTCTCATTAAATCTGCATGTATTGGCATCATCATGAAACTAACTGATGGAGAAAATCCACCAAAATCAAATGCATCCAATAATTGCTGTGAACCTAATCCTGTTCCTACGAATGGATCAAAGTAACGAACAATGGCCGGTGGTGCATTATGCAATACTCGTCGTATTTCTATGGAACTGCTATCTGACAATGACATTGATGCTGCGGCTAATGATGCAGAAACAGCTTTTCGTATGCTGTATGTTTGTACACCTGGCGTAACATCAATTACAGCTTTTCTCCATTTAACGGTACCGCCTGAATCTGCTTCAGTACCGTATGCTTTAGACAGCTTGGTGATGTATCCTAATGATTGTCCTACATTTGCGCCGGTAAGTGTACCGCCCGTTAAATAACTAGATCCGGTCTGTACACCCAGAGTGTTAATCAGATTGTTCACAATGTTTATTTGATTGACCTGATTGGAATACTCCATGGTAGCAGATTCTAATGCTGCATAAAAATTTATGTCTAATAATTCTACATCCATTATCGGATATCCAACCATCTGTGCTGCAAATTTAGCAAACCGATCTGCATGTTGTTGAAATAGTGAATCAGTATCAAAAAATCCGAATGGTGTAGACCCAGTCGTAAATGATGATGATCCTGGCCATATGGGGCGATTTTCTGAATAGTCCAATTATTTCTCCGTTTAAATATAAATATTAGTATTTTTCATTTAGTAGCCCTAAAATTTCTTCAAGTGCTTCATGACGGTGATTATCCGTTAAAATGATTTCATTGACAAACCGGGATGGTTTTAGTTTCGGAACTTCATGCACTGCTGAATCATTGTTAAATTTTAAATCAACTTGATAACGATCTCCAGTTAATATCATGATGCTGTCTTTGCCTAATCTGGTTAACACCATCTGAAGTTGTTGTTTTGTTAGGTTCTGAAATTCGTCCACAATGCATATAGCATTATCAAAAGTACGTCCTCGGAAATGTGCTAAAGAAACCAATTCAATGTTTTCTTCCTTTTCCATCTTATCTAGAAGTTCTGGCTTGTTATACACTTTGCGCATATTGCTGCGTATCGGAACTAACCACGGTTCCATTTTTTCATTGAGCGAGCCTGGTAAAAATCCATTATCTTCATTGGATACCGTAGGACGTGTTATGATGATTTTGTTGATTTGTCGTTTAAAAAACATGTCCAGGGCAATTTGAACTGCTAACAATGTTTTTCCGGATCCAGCTTTTCCTAATATGAAATTGAATGGGGTTTCTATGATTCGGGCTTTAGCTTGTTTCTGTTCTTCTGACAATGTGATTGAAAATTTAATATCATTCTTAGGGGGAGTTTTTTCCTTGTTTTGTGTTGCCATAATGTTCCTTGTTTGTAACTAATTATTGTAATTTTGTAAGCGTAGATTGCTGCAGTGTCATGTCTTTAAGTGTTTCAATTTTACCTAAACACATTCGACGAATTGCTTTGAATGTATCATGCGGAGGATACGGTGTCATTACTTTGATGGTAATCAATTCTTTGTCTGGTCCTAAGTCTCGTTCAATATGAACCATTAATACTAAACGAATTGCTCGAATTCGATCTAAAACATCTACAAGCCGGCCATCATAACGAATAATTGCTTGCATTGAGTATTTGTTTCTAGGTACTGCCATAATATTCTTTTTATATAAATATTTAAACAGTAAGAAAGGGAGAGCCGAAGCCCTCCCTTTGTTTAATCAATTGTTAATTAGTTAATCAATTAAAGAGTGTTTAATCCGTGTACATACACTTTACCGTAGAACTCAGCACGAACCACTTTCTTCGCGTAACGTGTCATAACACCTTTACGTGGAGTGAAGTTAACTGGATCGTATACAAGCGGAGTCATGATCAACGGAATATATGGAGAGAATACCGCACCAGTTTCAAGGAACTGTGATCCACGGAAGCCCATAAGGATTACGTTTTCTTTCATGTATGGATTCTTGTAAACTGTGTAACGGTTATTGATTGCACCAATCTTCTGTACACCAGCCGCAAATTCCATTTTAGTACCATCTGTATCTGCTGCGAATCCTGGGATAGACTCAAGGATTGTTGCTACTGCAGGAGATGTCACAAGGAAGTTAGCACCACCACGAAGTGTCTTCTGGTGAATCTTGTTACTTACTTTTTGAAGCTTTGTACCAAGAGTTTGGAACCAACCACCCTGAGTGTTATAGAATCCAGCACCGGTAGAATTTTCTTGAGTGAATCCTGTTCCGTTCCAGATGTTGTTGTTTTTAGCTGACCAATACTCAGTTGTCGGTGCTGCAGCAATCAACATATCAAGGATTTCAAGATCGATTTCCATTGATACATACTCAGAAAGCATTGAAGTCAATTCTGCTTCAGCATCAATTGAGTGATAAGCATTAAGATCCTGAGCAAATTCAGGTGTCCATACAGCCTTCAATTTACGAGTCTTAGCAACAATTGGCTCAGACTGCATTTCAAGGTTGATTTCTGGGATATCAATATCAACACCAGTGTTAATACCTGTGTTAGCAGAAGATCCTCGGAATGGATTTCTATCTTCAAAATCACCACGAGTAACATCGGTAGGCTGCTTGCGATAGTATACTTTATAACCATCTAAACCATTCATTCCTGCTGATTTAGATACGAAAAATTCAACGTTTCCTGTAGATGCATTGTATTTTGTAAATGCAGGTACATTCATTGCTGTAGTAATGATATTATCAGTTGATCCAGAAGCTAGAATAAAAGATCTTACCGCAGTGGTATCAGAACCTGATAACTGAGATGCTGCTACGTATACAATTGAATATCCAGCTAAATCTCCAGTATAATCACTGTCAAAGTTTGCGGATCCCGAACCAGCTGTTGCTGCGGATGCTGTTGTTGCCGATACTACACTTGATGTTTCATTGATCGAATATCCGAAACGACCTGCTCCGTAAAGACCACCTGTTGGATCACCAGCAGTAGTAGTAACACCGAACATGGAGTCATCTGCGTTTGGTGATCCGAATGGATCGCCGGTTCTGTTCAAGTTGTCATCATTAAATCCAGGCTGAGCTGTACCATACTTGAAATCAAGATAGAAGATAAGTCCAGAAGGAAGATTCATTGGCTGTACAGAAACGAATTCTTTTGCTGCAAATTCAGCAAAGATACGACGTACCAATGGAAGTGCTACACCAGCCCACTCTTCAGATCCTTGAGCAACACCTGTTTGTGATGCTTCTTTTACTAATTGACGTGCTTGGTTTTCAAGAAGCTGCGCCATACCAGCTCTTTCAGTCTCACCACGAAGACCTTCAAGAAGACCGGTTCTTTCCCACTTCGATACAAGAGCTTTTGCTGCATTTCTTTGCACGAAGTCATTTGTTTGTAATAAATTTGAAATACTCATTTTTTTGTTTCCTTTGTTTTAATGTTATAGCAATCCTGCTAATTTTTTCCATCTGTTGGCCAATTCAAATCCTTCGTTAAGAATTGGAGCAGATTTAGGAGCCGTTGTGTGTGTTGCTTTAGATGCATAAGACTCTTTTACTACTCGCTTCTTAGTTTCGGGACGCTTGAAAGATTCAGCTAACGTGCTAAATACTAATTTTACTTCTCTTGTGTTTCCTGCACGATCAAAATTTTCAATCACTTTCATTTTCTGACCTTCAGTTAACTCAAAATTGCGGAACAATTTGTTTGTGTAAAGAAGTTTTGCATTCAGAAGATTTACTTCGTTGATGAT